GGTGAAGTTCATGGACGCTGATGTCGTGCTCGACGGCGGCTTGGGTGGCTTCGCAACTGCGAAAACCATGTACTTCCTGGACACCGAATTCATCCACTGGCGCCCTCACGGTGACCGCAACATGGTTCCGCTCGATCCGAGCCGCCGTTATGCGATCAACCAAGACGCCGAAGTGGCGATCCTCGCGTGGGCAGGCAACCTCACTTCATCCGGTCCGCAGTTCCAAGGCCGGCTGATCTCGCCGTAAAGGAGCAGCGAACATGACATACAAATTCGACTCTCCCGCATACGCCGGCTATCCGCCGATCGAAGCAGCCCCGCTTGCTGCACCCGCCACTGGTGCCCTCCACGCCGCTACTCCAGGATTTCTGGTAACGGCAGAAGACCCAGTCTGGGGTCCAGGCGAGTTTGTTTTCGGCCGCGCCAATGGCTCGATCCGCCAGTACGGTCTGTGCGTCTGCACTCCGGTGTGGGACAGCACGAACCGCACGTACACGTACAACTTCACGGAATGCCCGAACACCACTCTGCTCGCGCGCCCCGTTTACGTGGCTCAGTCAGCAGGTGCGATGACCGCCGGTCAGTACGGCTGGTTCCAGTGCTCCGGCATCACCCCGATCAATGGCACGGCTTCGGTCGCTGCGGATACTGCTTTCGGTATCACCGCTGCTGGTCAAGTCGGCGCCAACGCTGCGGGTAAAGAAATCTGTAACGCGCGCATCGTTACCGCCGCAACCCAGACTGTCGTGAAGACAGCCGTGGCAGGCAACTCTGGCGACACCATCATCCGCGTGGATAACACGGATGGCTGGATCGTCGGCGGCTACCTGTCAGGAACCGGCGTCGGCGCGTCTGCAGTTATCAGTGCAGTTGATCCGGCAGGCAAGTACGTCATTGCCTCAGTCGCGAACTCTGCTGCGCTCGCGGGCAACAGCATCACCGTGACGTATAACAACGCCACGATTTTCTACAACGTAGCACATCTGCAACGGGCGTTCGCGCAGACTGCGATCACCTAAGCAACTCTTTCGGGCCACCATCTGGTGGCCCGAAATTTCTTACACAAGGAGCTCAATCGTGGGATACGAAGATTTCGAGTTTGGGGAAGTGGACAGTACCCTTTTCAGTCAGCCAGGAAAAGGCGACGATACGCTGTTTGTTCAGTTTCGGATGGACTACGTGGTTGACAGGGCGAAGTCCCTGGAAGCCGGCCGGAAAATCTGCCATGACGTTGACTTTGTCAAAATCATATGCCCTGGCGACAGACTGAACATAATCGATCGCCCTGCGACGCCGGAAGATAAGGCGCGCTTTTCTCGGCAATACCAGCTCTTTATGCAGCACAAAGAGCAACGAGCGGACGGCACTCCTCTGGCTGAATGGCCGGTGGTTACTCGCGGAATGGCTGAAGAACTCGCATATCTCGGGTTTACCACGGTTGAGCAACTTGCCTCTGCGAACGAACAGCACGCAGACAAGATTCCGGCCTTTGCTAGTTTGAAGTCAAAGGCCATCGGCTACCTCGAGATCGCCAAGGGCAGTTCGGCGCCGCTGGAAAAGCTGACCGAGGAAGTGCAAAACCAGAAGTTCATCAATCAACAACTGCAAGATACCATCAATGCGATGCAGGCGCAAATTCGCCTACTGAGCAAGCCCGAAAAAGGCGACCAAAAACTCGCGGAATCTCTCGCGGCTTCCTAAGGAATAGCGATGACCACAACTCCGGCATTCACTCGCAGAACTACCATCGCAGTGGTAATGGCGCAGATATTGACGGAGTTGGGGCTTGCTGTCCCCGCCACATTTGTAACGAGTTCTGACCAGAACACGGTACAAATCTTGTCCTACTTAACCGCAGCGGGACAAGATTTGTGCTTGGCTACCGATTGGGAGTGGCTGCACAAAGAGTTCACCATTACTGCTGATGGTGTGACCACAACCTACGATCTGCCAACAGATTTCGCAGGCTTTGTCAGCGGTGCATTCTGGAACAATACTTCCCGCTTGCCTGTTATCGGGCCGCTGACCACGCAAATCTGGCGTCTGCTCAAAGCGCGGCTGCTCGGCGGCAACACCATCAGCGTGCAGTACCGGATCATCAACAACAAAGTTGAGTTCTACGCTGCACCTGCGTCGGGGCAAGTGCTCATCACTGATTACTACTCCCGCGGATGGATTTTACAGGCCGACGGTGTCACATACCGCGACAACCCGCAGGGTGACGACGACACGGTGCTGTTTGATCCACGGTTGATCATTCCGCTTACGAAACTGCGCTGGCGCGAAGGTAAGAGGTTCGACACGACCGCCGCCAAGCAAGAATTCGAAAATGCGTGGGACTTGGTGCTTGGCCGCGATATTCCAGGCCCGACCTTGTCGGTGTCTCCTTCGATGCATTATCCGTACCTCGGCTACCTCAACATTCCTGACACGAACTACGGGCCATGAGCTTCCTAAACACACTGAAGCACCAGCCTCAGCAGAAGGCTCCAGTACAAAAGACCAAAACCATTCGTGCGCCAATCGGTGGGTTGAACGCCAAGGATTCTATTGGCAATATGCCCGAGGGCGATGCGTATGGCTTGGTGAACTGGATACCGCAGGCGCTCGGGTTAAAGCTTCGCAATGGATACATGGCGTGGTCGTCAGGCATCCCATCGCCGGTGCAGTCGGTGTTTCAGTACTTCGCGCCAACTAGCACCGTCTCTGAAAGTATCAACTACTCCTCGTACCCGACTACTCTTCCTGGAACGGTGTTTGCAGCAACGAAAGACAACATATACAACGTCACCACTCAGGGTGCTGTCGGTGCAGCGGTGCGTGTCCTTGGCGGCGCTACGAGGTCAGGTCACATCTGCGCCAATATGTTCGTCAATGCTGGCGGCAACTTCCTTATCCTCAATTCTGAAGCCGACGGATACTACACGTATGATGGGGCTGTGTGGCTCTACGTGACTGCCGGCGCTGGCCCGACTCAAATCAATGGTGTGAACCCGAACAACCTCGTGTTCAACCTGCCGTGGAAAAACCGAATTTTCTTCGTTGAGAAGAACACTTCAAGAGTCTGGTACACTGGCGTCAATGCTCTGTATGGCGCGGTGACAGCATTTGATTTCGGCCCGCTGATGAAGCATGGCGGTGCGATCTCGTACATTGCCGACTGGACTATTGACGCTGGCACCGGCGTTGACGATATGTTTGTCGTTGTTGGGGAGAATGGCGATGTTCTGGTTTACAAGGGCACCGACCCATCAGCCGCAGCCACATTTGCTCTGGTCGGCACATGGTATGTAGGCGAAGTACCGAAAGGTCGCCGTTCATTCACGCAATACGGTGGCGACCTGCTTATTCTCTCTACATCTGGCTTGTTTCCTCTTTCGTATATAACTCGCGGCGGGGCGGCACTTCTGCAAGCCAGCGATCAAGAGTACACAAGCAAGATACAGCAAAAGATCAACGTCGACCTTGGCGCTTCTTTCAACTTGTACGGTTGGGAAGTCATGCTGTGCGCCCGTGAAAACTTGCTGATTATCACTGTTCCGAACTACGGCGGCAGCACGAATAAGCAGTACGTAATGTCCACTATCACCAATATGTGGACGACTTTCAGCGGTATGCCTATCAGTGCCATGGATGTGGCATCTGGCTTCTTGCTCTCTGCTGATGCACTAGGCGCGGTGAACATCAACTTTGTCACCACGCTGGATGCCGTTGCGATCGACGGCACTGGCGGCATTGGCATCACTGGATTTTCGCAGCCTGCATTCACGTATATGGATGTATCTGCGTACAAGCACTTCCTTATGGCACGCCCGACGTTGCTGTCAAAGAACGCGCCTGCCATTTCAGTGCAGATGAACACTGACTTCAACAGCAACGCTCCCATCAGCGTACCGGCGGTGGCTCCCTCTGTCGCTGCGCTGTGGGACTCCGGCAAGTTCGACGTCGCGGTGTGGGGTGGCGATTTCCAAACCTTTCAGTCATGGATTGGCGTGTCTGGTGCTGGCTTTGCTGGCTCTCTTGCCATGTACGTCGTTGGCGAGGGCGGCACCCAATACATGAGCACTGATTATATGTATGAGGTCGGCGGTCCAATATGAAGATTGTCACAGATAAGCAAGGAGAACCTCCTCTTGTCTGGCAGTGGCTGAATAAGCAGACAAATCTACCTTGGAGCACTGATCTGCGCGTCATAGGTTTGATGCGGGATGACTTTACATTTGCTGCTGCGATAGGGTATAATGGCTGGGTTGAAGATTCATGTTGCTTTATCCACTTGGCTTTTGACACGCCGAGGAGCATGACTCGAGAGTTAATACGTGAAGCGTTCAGCTATCCGTTTAAGACAGTTGATGTCATATACGGAATGACTCCCATCACGAAAGAGAACATCTTGGCTTTTAACCGCAGGATGGGGTTTCGTGAAATCCATCGTACAAATCATTTCGTACTGCAGGAAATGCGAAAAGAGGAGTGCAGGTGGCTAAAGGGAGTCGCACGTGGGCAAAGGATCAGCACCAGCCGCACCTGATTATACGAGCGCTGCTCAGGCGACTGCCGCGAGCAACAATCATCAGCTCGCAATTCAAACCGCTGCAAATCGTCCAACGATAAATACGCCGTGGGGTTCCAGTTCATGGAATGCCGTGGCAGGAACTGATCCCGCCACCGGCGAGTCGATCAATAACTGGACCAACAGCATCAATCTCAGTCCGGAGCAGCAAGCCGCTCTGACTTCTCAGCAACAAATTGCCGCAGGTCGTAGCGGTGCCGCACTTGGACTGCTCAACCAAGCCGGTAATGCTTTCCAGACACCTATCGATTACGGTGCCACGACCCACCTGTTTGATTACGGTGGCCCCGCGCAGATGAACATCTCTGGCGGTCCGGCGTCGGCTGGCCTCAGCACGAACCCATTCAGCTACTCCGCCGCTGGCGTCAGCTCTGGCTGGCAAGGTGGTGACACCGGCTACAATCTACAGAATTATCAGGGCAATCAGGGCATCACGCCACATGACAACCTGACTGGACAACCGCAGTCGCCGACTGGTGGTGGCCCGAACGGTACTACTCCCGCTCCAGGCGCTCCGGCCAACGTCGGCACGACACAAGGCGGTGGCGCGAACACGTTCGGCTCCGGCGGCGCGTTTGGCAACGCCAATGGAAATCCGTACAGCACCAACAATCCAGGTCCGACCAACAACAGCGGAGTCGCCGGCACTATTCTCGACCCGAACTTTATGGCTGGAACTCAGGCTGCGCCACGCGCTGAGCCTGGATTCGCCACTGAACGTCCGATGCAACAATACGATATGCAGGCGCCGATGCAGAGGGCGCAAGCATTCGGATACGGAGGACAGCAACAACAGTCCTCTCCGACCAACGGCATGGATTTCTTCTCGCAGCAAGCTACGGAGGCCATTCGTGGTCGTCAAAACCCGCAGCTCGATCGCCAACGCGCACAGCTTGATCAGCAACTCGCCAACCAAGGCATCACGATGGGAAGCGAGGCATGGCGCAATGCCCACGATGATCTAGGTCGCCAGCAAAACGACGCTGACCTTGCTGCTATCACCGCCGGCATCAATCAGGGCAACACTGCGTTCGGCCAAGGAATGCAGTTGGGTCAGTTTGCGAATACCGCACGCCAGCAAGAATTCTCCAATGCCAACCAGAACTATCTGCAAGGCAACCAAGCTCGCCAGATGCAGCAGCAAGGAAACACCGCTTTCGGCCAGTACCGTCAATCGCTGCAAGCGCAACAGCTCCAGCAGATGGCGGCTGCTCGCGGTATGCCGCTGAATGAACTGAACGCCTTGCTGTCTGGTACGCAGGTCAGCCAGCCCAACTTCGGTGGTCCATCCTCTACTGCCGGTATGGGTCAAGGTGTGAACTACACCGGCGCTGCTCAGAATCAGTACCAAGCTGGCCTCGATCAGTTCAGCATAGGGCAGGCGCAGAACCAAGGCATGATGAACGGCCTCGGTTCGTTGGCATCCATGGCCTCCATGTTCTCCGACGAGCGCTTGAAGACCGATATTTCGCCGGTGGGCAAGCTGAACGACGGCACGCCGCTTTTCAGTTGGAAATGGAAAGATAGCGGCGAGCCAGATGTGGGTGTTATCGCCCAAGAAGTTGAGCGCCATGATCCAGCCGCAGTGAAGATGCACCCAAGCGGCTACAAGATGGTTGACTATGCAAGAATCATCCGCAAACAAGCGAGGATGCACTAATGGGAATCGATATCAGCCAAATTCCACCGGAGTTGCTGCAAGAACTGATTGGCTCAGGCTCCGGCATCGGCAACGCGCAGGACGACGTCGCACGCCAGACCATGCAGGCAAACCTCATGCGATCGATGGGCGGCAATGCCACGAATAACGGACAGGGGCAAACTGTTCGCAACGGCATTTTCGTGGCTGGCAGTCCGTTGTCAGCGCTGGCCGGTGTCGGCGGCACCGTCGGCGGCATGATGAAAGATGCTGGCGCTGCCGACTCCATGAAGAAAGTACGGACAGCGCAGGAGGGTCAGTTTCAAAAGGTGCTTGAAGCCCTGATGAAACAGAAGATGCTTCAAGCCGGTGGTCAGCCCACGCCGCCTGTCCCGCCCATGCAAGCGAATGACATGAACAACCCCGCCGCAATGGGAATGTCCTACTAGGAGCTGAACATGGCTGGCATGGATGATCTCCTAGCACAACTCGCGCCGCTCATGGCAAACATGGGTGCGAAATCGCCACAGGAACAAATGGCGGCGAAAGTGCGCGCTCAGCAAGCGATGGTTGGTGCCAACGATCAAGCACATGGTCTTGATCTTCTGCAATTCGCAGCCTCTGGCGCGAACAACCCTGCGCTCGCTCAGGCAACCGGCACACTCGCGAAGCAGCAATCCGAACGGTACAAGCCGATCGCAATGGGGCAAACTGGCTTCGCAATCCCAGCTACCGGCGACTTTGCTGAGAATCCTGCTTGGACGGAAGACAAACAGATGCAGCGCGTCGGCGCGTTGCAGCAGACTCTCGCTACATTGATGCAGAAGTCTGCTGACTCTACCGATCGCAACATGACTCTTGCCACTACCGCGCAAGGGCACGATCAAGCACGCCTGCAATCGGCGGCATTGCTGGCTGAACTTCGCCGTGGTCAGCAAAATCAGCAGCAGCAAAATCAGTTGAATACACAAACTTCACAGTACGGAAAACTGCTGGAGAAGACTGGCCTGCCTGCGATTACTGACGCCGCCAAGGGTGTCGCTGAATTGCTGCAAAAGCCGAAGGGCGGCATCGATGGAATCGGCTACGGCATGAACACCGCCTCCGCTATCCCAGGAGTGTCTGACTTGGTGGTCGGTGCTGAGGGGAAAACCAATCGCGCCACCGTACAGAAGCTGCTCAACGCGCTGATGCTTACTGAATCCGGCAAGGCGGTCACGAAAAACGAAGAAGTTCGGCAAGCGATCGCCAATATGTCTTCCAACAGCTACAATGAAGAAGACTTCCGCAATGCCATGAGCAAAGTGATCCTCCCCGCTATTGAGCGTCATCGCCGCACTGCTATCGGTACTGTCCCCGCCTATGTGCATGATGCTTTCGTTGCCAACGGCGGTGATGACTATCGTGTACCGATTTATCAAGCTGGAAATGCCTCCGCCGGTGTGGTCAAGCCTGCTCCGGCAGCAAATGATGGCTGGTCTGTCAGAGTGAAACCCTAATGCCTACTTTTGAAATCACAGGTCCTGGCGGAAAAATCTACGAGGTCACTGGGCCAGAGGGTTCCACGCCTGAGCAGGCATTGGCGCGTGTACGGGCGCAGGTGGCCGGTGCTGGAGCATCGCCGGCTGCACAGGACGCGTCACAAGCCCCGCAAATAGCCGCCCCTATACCCACACAGCCAGCGGCACCTTCTGAGCCGCCAAAAGGCGTCCTAAGCCGTACGATGGACTACCTTGGCAAAGCGGGAAGCGATGCTTACGCTGGCTTCGGGGCCGGTGCAGTCAAGCAGTTTCTGGGGCTAAAGCGCATGATCCCAGGAGTTGGGCTTGATGACGAAGACAGGCGCGTCATCGAAGAGGCCAACAAGGATGTGCATGAGCGGAGTAACTGGGCCAACGTCGGCGACATCGCTTCCAACGCGCTAGGCTTCGCTATTCCAGGTGCGAAAATAGCACAAGGAGCTGAGCGTGCGGCTACTCTTCTGCCACAGGCACTTCAAGCCACTGCCAAGATTGTCGGTGGTGGGGCTGCCGCGAGCGCCGCGCAGGAAGCCTTGATGAATCCTGAGTCCACTGGTAAGGACATTGCGGTGGCGGCGACACTTGGCGGTGGATTGAATGGTGCGCTCGGGCTGGCTGGCAAGGGCATCACCAAGATGTTCACTCCGACCACTGAAGCCGAAGCGCTGATGAAGCGTGGTATCCAGCCCACCTTGGGCGAAGGTGCAGAGGGGAATCTAGCTAAGGCGGTCGCCTACATGACCTCCGGCATGACTGACCCATCCAAGCACCAGTACAAGGATACGATGGGCGAAGTGCTGTCCACCATCATGCCGAAAAACTCTGCTAAGGATGTGGAGCCGCACGTCCTTGCCAAGATGCACCCCGACGAGATCGTTGATAACATCAAGGATTACTTTAATCGGGCGTACGAGCCGATTTACAGCGGCAAGAAGTTCACGTCCACGCAGACTGTGCGTGATGCGATGAATGATACCGCCGCTACGGTGCCAGATTCGCTGAAACCATCGTACAACAAGACGATGAATGACATCATCGGCAGCCAAGTGGGTCGCCAGAAGCTAACGGCGCATGATCTGCTCGATCCCGCTACTGGCATCATTCCGCGTTTGCAGTCGGCAATCGAAAATGCTGGCACCGACGCCAATGGCCTAGCGATGGCGCGTGCTTTCTCCGAAGCAAAGAAGATATTTGAATCGCAGGTGCGCGATCGTGGCATTGGTGCGGCTGGCATCGCCGCACTGAAAGACATCGATCCCCGTTACGCCGATGCACAGCGGATTATCGACGCTGTTGAGCGCGGAAAGTCCGGGACACGTGATGCGCTCGCTCCAGGAAAGGTACTTAATGAGTACTTCAATCAAAATGCACAATCGGCGGCTGGCACTGGCGGTAGTGAGTCCAAAAAGCTGCTTGATATGGCAGCTAGGAACATGGACCTCGGTGGCTCACAGGATGAGGCACGCGCTTTCTGGAATACTGCCAAACGTCTGGCATCAATTACTCTGAAGCCAGTCGCTGGTGCTGGTGTCATTGGTGCCCTCGGTGTTCCAGCGGCTGTACCACTCGCTATTTCTGCCGCAGGCCAAACGAAACAGGGCGCTAAGTTCCTGATGGGCGGTAATGAATGGCAGCAAAAACTCGCCGATATGATCCGCCGCGCACGCCCACAGGATTACTCTGCACCTGTGGCCGCTGAACTCTACAACGAGGTACATAAATGAGCCGCGATTCTTCAGGCAACTATACGCTCCCCGCTGGCAACCCCGTTGTGACGAATACAACGATCACTAGCGCGTGGGCGAACAATACGTGCAACGACATTGGTGCTGAAATTACCAATTCACTCGATCGTAATGGGCGTGGCGGGATGCTCGCCGCCTTGCGGCTGATCGATGGAACTGCCGGCGTTCCCGCGATTGCATTCAGCAATGAAACCGGCACCGGATTTGCACGTCTTTCCTCTGGTGCAATCGCCATAGTAATCAACGGAACAAAATCTGCTCACCTTAGCGGTGCTTCAAATCGCTTTGAAGGTACGGCGTCATATGTCAACGGATTCCTGTTTCAGAATGCGGTTTCTGGCAACCCTGTTCGCCTTACACCCTATTCAGCAGTTGACATCAATATTGGGCTCATTCTCGATGGGCAAGGCACTGGGCGTGTCCAAGTTGGCAACCAACTGAATGCCAGTTCAAATCCGTTGTTCACCGGCTGGCAACTTCAAGGCGAGTACATTTACTCGCAGTCAAATGTGCTGATTTCTTCGCCAGCCAACACCGGCGAAAATCAGGTGTACAGCCAGTTGATCTTCAATAACTCTATGGGGCCGAACGGACAACTCATCATCGAGCCAATTTGGATGGAGAAACAGACTGCCGCCGGTGTATCTCTCAGCACTATCAGAATCAAGTTTGACGGAAACACCGTGTACACGTACAGTGATAATTCGAACTGTGCGGCTCTGCAGGGTATACAGTCAACACCACGTATCGTTATTATCAATCAAAATGCGGCCAATTCGCAAATATACGGAGTAGAAACTGGAGCCATTGCTACTCCATGGCCGACTCTCGCAGTTGACACCACTGCGCTCAAGTCTATCACTATCACAGTTCAAAAGGGAAATGCAGGCGACACATTGAATCTTCGGCGTGTCTCCATTGCTGTTCGTCCACAATGATGAATACTGAGAACGGAAGAAGAACAATGGATCCAATAGTTAGGAAGCTCGTGGACGATGTTGACGAGCTCAAGGCCGGACACGCCCAAATCCTTAAGGCGATCAAAGATAACACCGACATGACGCAGCCGATCGCTGAAATGATCGGCATGGCCCGATGGTTCTTCAAGGCTATTGGCTGGCTCGGCCGAGCAGGGCGCAAGTGCATCGTGTGGGTGACTCCGATCCTCACATTTATCGGTGTCGTTTGGGCGCTTGTCTGGGCGTATCTTCACGGAAAGCCACCCTCAATATCATGAACGCCCGTATGCGAATTGGTGGTCTCGTATTCAGCGCAGCCGCGCTTGTCGGCCTGCTGAATGCAGAGAAGTTCATGCCGGAAACGTATGTAGATCAAGGCGGCACGCCGACTATTGGCTTCGGCACCACCAAGGATGTGAAGCCAGGACAGAAGATAACAGTTGATCGTGCCCTTATCGTGGCGCTGCGTGATGTAGAGGGTACGAGCGCCACCGTCAAATCATGTGTTACCGTCCCCCTCACACAAAATGAATTCGATGCCTACGTAGATTTCTCATACAACGTCGGCACCACGGCATTCTGTCGAAGCACGCTTGTAAAGAAGTTGAACGCTGAAGATTACGATGGTGCCTGCGCTGAGTTATTGCGTTGGAATTTGGTGAATGGTAAAGTGAACAATGGCCTCGTGAATAGGCGCAAACAAGAATATGACCTCTGCATGAGGAGAGATTGATGTACCCCTTACCTGGAAGTGACTTGCTGTGGAAAGTCGGCTCGGCACTCATCCTGTTTTTGTGCTTCGCAGGATTTTTCTGGATGATGGGTGATCGTCATGGCACGGAGAAATTATCCAAATTCATTGTCGCGCAAGCTACTTCGTCGTCTAAAGTGGTGGCGAAGCAAAATGAAATCAGTCGAAAGACTGAGGTACAGGTCCGAACGGAGGTTAAGGTCGTAAGGGTAAAGGGCGACACCATAATCAAGGAGGTACCGATTTATGTTACACAGATTGATGATTCTCGCTGCATCATCCCTAATGGCTTCGTGCGCCTCCATACCGCCGCCGCCGAAAACACCACTGCCGGACCTCCCACCGAGTCTGACAGAGCCGCTTCCCCCTACACGCTCTCTGAAATCGAAACCGTTGATATCGCCAACCTCACAATTCTGGCAGAATGTAAAGCCAAGTTACGAGGCGTTATCAATTTCTATAATGCAATTAAGGAATTGAGGAAATAACATGGGACAACCTGTCAATGAGTATGGCTCGCCAGTCCGCTTGACTGCTTCTGGTGCGGCAAAGCAAGGAATGGGCGTGCTGTGCGGAATCTTCGTAGCATCAGTCACTGGTGCTACGATTACCATTTACGATGGTCAGTCTGCCTCGGGCACTCTGATCATCGGTACGTTTACCCCAATCGCCGGCACATTCTACCCAATTCCGTTGAATTTCTCCAGTGGCTGTTTCATCGCCATTACCGGCGCTGCTGACCTCACTGCAATGGTGGCCTAAATGCTGAGCAAGTACCCCGCCTCCCATGGAATGATGGGGGCAAATCGCCCCACGCTGTACGCCGATTTCATGTCTGGCTCTCTCATTCTTGGTAGAGGCGGGGTACTTCCTTCATTCACGAATACCACAGTCCGCACCATTACCGATCAGGATTTAGTTGTCCGTCAGGTATTGAGTGGAGAAGCCAGATTTGGGGGATTTCGGAGAGTACGGAACTGGTGCTTTGATTCACAAGATGTCACAAGTGCTTTCTGGACTAAGACTGCGGCTGGGACTGGAAGTGCTCCAGTAGTAACTGCAAATTATACTGCTGCTCCTGATGGAACATTGACTGCTGATCGTGTTCAATTTGACCGTGGGGCAGGTGCTAGCGTTGGTGATGTATCTCTGCTTACAATGGCAAATAACACTCCAACTGCTTTTGGTAATAACTGTGTCAGTGTATGGCTAAAAACCAATGACGGAACAACTAAACAAATTGCATTTAGTATCGCAGGGGCAAATGAAGTAATACTGAATGTGACAGGAATATGGATACGCTACTCTGTATTCTACGCCCCTTCAAACATCTTCAACGGTAGAATTGGACTTCGTGGAAATATCGCCACTTCACAGACTGCTGATTTAGCAGTGTGGGGTGGACAGCATGAAGATACTACCGGCCAATCCAATCAAAACCCCGCTGAATATGTCTCTGTCGGCGTCCTCTCCGCCCCCTACCAAGGTGCAAACGTCGATGGTGTCCAATACTTCCCGTATCTGAACGGGAACACGGTTGCGAGTAATGTGGTGACGGAAGCAAGAGGGGCGAACATTTCCTCCTCCATTCTCGGCGGCTATCTCCCCGAACCTGCTGCGACTCAACTTGTCACTCCACTTGCCTCAGTACGCAATCTTACTGATGCTTCATGGGTAAAGACTAGTTGTACGGCTGCACAAACCGCAGTAGGTGCCGATGGTGTAGCTAATAAAGGTTCGACTATTACTGGCACGGCGATTAACTGGACTTGCTTACAGACCCTTGTCGCTGCCGCCACGTCTCGAACTGTATCTATGTTGGTTCGTCGTCGCACAGGAACAGGTGCTATTTTCTTGCTACAGAATGCAACTGCACTCGACATAACAGCAGCTATTAATTCCACGACTTATACACTTGTACAACTGAATGCTAACGTTCTTAATAGTGCGTTTGGTATTGGTGGATCGGTAAGTGGTGATGCGGTAGATGTAGATTTTGTACAGTTCGAAGCAGGAAATGTAACAGGACTAGTAAATTCGCGCATTCCGGATTCTATCTCAGTTCGCAGCGCCGATGTTCTCACTTACGCCACAACGGGATGGCTGAATGCAGCGGCAGGGACGTTGTATGCGGAGTTTTTCAATTCCACCAACACTGGAGCGAGTGCCATAAGCGCAGTGCTCAATAATGGGACTGCAAACAACTTTGTACGCACCTATAGAAGTAGCACTGGCGGAACTGCTTTTGCTGATGTCGCTGACGGTGGGGTAACGCAGTCCAACTTGAGTGTTGGTGCGGTTGCCACTGGCGCGCCGCAGAAGATTGTCAGTGTTTATCAAGCCAACGATTTTGCAGGGTTTGTAAACAATACATCACTTGGAACTGATGTGGCGGGAACTATTCCGGCGCTGACGCAGTTAGATATAGGGCACCAGAATGGCGGCGCTTTACTCGGCCACTACGTCCGCAAGGTGGCTTACTACCCCATAAGAATGCTCAGCGGCACTGCACAGGGTTTAACCCTGTAAGTCGGCCCTTTAGGACGCGTTTTAAGCCTTCAAAAATAGGTGGGTAAGGGGTAAGTACCAAGCAAAACGGGCCGGTTTGTTAGACCGGCCCGTTTTGCGTCTGGACTGCCTGATTAGGGCTTTGGCACTTGCACACTGATGGGCATTTGCTCTTCCGGCTTCAACGGCTCCGGATGTGGGTCTGGGAACCCGCCCATATTAACCGGCACAGAGGTATCGTGAGTGATACCGGCCAGTCCAGGCACTGTCATGTCTGGTGCTGGCAGTTCAGCTTCTTTCGGCGGCGCATGTTCATCCAGGAAGTCGCTGATTTCCTTCTTCTTTTCAGCCGGCAGTGGCTCCGAAATGACTTGCGCCGCTTCGTGATGCCGGAACAAATCGCCCAGATGCTTGACTGCTTTTACGAACTTGTCCTCCAGGTCGCGTAGATACTGCTCCGCAGCCCGTTTCAGTACTTCTTCTGCTTCACGAATTTCAGCCGGTGTGGGCGGTAGATCAGCCAGCCGCGCATCATCGATCGTGTACCCTGCCGCGATTTCAGCAGGTGTTCGCGTAACTTTTGCCATGTTGATTCTCCTGTTACACATCAAAGGGAGCACGTATCCCCATAAATACAGGGAAACGCGGTTTGTCTTTCACACCTGTGGGCTGGGATTTGTACTTTACAATCTGCCCCACCATTTCTACTCTTCGCTGCCAGAACCACAGGCAGTCAGCCGCGGTGAAGCCGGTGCCTATGTTGAACTCTACGCCGCTTACGGTGTCTTTCACCCGTAGCGCACCCATGACGCCCATCCCCTGCATATTTTCCTTGTGGGATGAGCGCTCCATGAAGCCAAGCTCATTGATCTTAGCTTCGTTGGCGTTGTGCATCTTTTCGATTACCTCGATGATGGTCGCCTCAGCGTCGGTAAACCGCTTGACTTTCAGCAGCCACGCTTGTGATTGAGTACTCCGACCATACTTGTAGCCGGAGTCAGGAGTACGCAGCATGACTCCTTCGTACCCTTGCGCCAGCATCGCTTCTTCGATAGCATTGAGTTGATCCATATTCTCGATCAACACTTGCGGCACCACCGACAGGAACGGGGTACGCACTCGGTCATGTGCCTCATGCACCCGCGCCAATCGTTCGGTAAACGGCAGGTCTGGGGCGATGTAATCAAACACATGAAAGAATGCGTGCGGCTCGCCGTCGAATGAGGACAGTGCCGCACTGGTCACACGGAAAGCATCTTGCGCGTTTGACGCACCCAGGATGAACTCACCATCTAGGTTGTTGCAGTCGATCCGCGACCAGTGTTCCTGAATGAAGCGGTTCGCCACTGGCTTCAGGCTGCGTGTCATGAGTTTTCCATCTCGGATCATGGCACGCACGCCGTCAAGCTTCGGGCTGGCGTACATCGGGAACTGTGCAGGGAGCAGATTGTAATCCGCTGGCGCGGCCAGCATGGGTCGAAAGACTGGTGACATGATTATCCTTGGTTGGTGTAGCTGCCAGTAGGCGCGGCCCCGCCGCCCAAATCAGCCTGTTTTGACGCGTCAGAACCTATCTTAGAGGCATCAGAAAGGGCGGCAAAGTACCCTGCGCCATGCGCCCCCGCACAGCCGGTCAGAGAGTGCTCATGCAGGGCTTGATTAATGTTTTCACACTGGAATTCCTTCCGGCAAACCGCGCACTTGTAGACTTGATGGGGCAACCCAAGTCCGATGAGGTAGCCCTCGATAGTCCAGCCGACTGGCAACTGCTCATTTCCTGTGTACACCACTTCTGGCGACTTGCCAATCTTAAAGTCCTTGTTGAGTTCCTGGTATTTCTCGAGGAAATGCGCCGCCTTTTGTAGATCGCGCAGCCCATCTTTCTTGTTCCACCGCATGACGTACCGCAGTATCTGCGCTTGGAAGTAGTCAAGCTTGAACATCTCAACGATGTCCCAGTGCTGCAATTTCTGGCCTTGATAGTGGGAGCCGCCCACCTGCCGGTCATTCGCTGCCATTTTCAACCCTCCGTGCTCGCCATTGCAGGGCCGCTTCTTTCCAGTCGCATTCCGGCATGGCATCAAGAATTTCTACGTTGTCTGCACCGGTGGCTTTCCGTGTCGTGTACCATAGAGCCATCGGCCACGCCACCTGCATCAGGAATTTGTTTTCTTCGTACGGCAGGTGTTCGCTGTCGAAAGGCGTTTCGCAGAAATTACGCATTTCCATCAGCACTTTTTCCGCCATGCGCCCCTTTTCAATCAGCGGAATCTTACAGGGCTGCACCATGCCGGACTTGTAGTAGTCCACACAGATGGGGTGATCGAGCAGCTTTTTCACTTGCTCGTTTTCAGTGTACACGTGGAAGTTGTTGGAGAACTGATTGTACACGCCTTGCTCTAGCCCGAGGCTTTCGGCTAGAAACTGCTGCAAGAAGCTGAAGTGTACGGCGTTCGCCCCATACGCGCCCCAGACAGCATCATTGCTCCGGTTGCACACCGTCATGTCGAGGCTTTGGTTCCTTACCTCGAAGTAGACGTGGGTGTTGCAGGGGAGGTCTTTTGCGGTCGTGTTACCAAGGTCAAGGCTGCAATCCCACATCTGCAACACAGCGCGGCGGGAGTTGGGGTCGCGGGTGAGTTCCTGCGCGATGGCGTACAGTTGATTCTGCCACAGGAACCATCGCTTGCCGTAAGCTCCGTGGAAGTACCCCGCTGGCTCGGCGTAGTTCTTCATGTTGGAGTTGAAAATCTCGAGGAACTCCAAGTCGTTGCGCCCCGCCAGCATCCAGATGCTCTCCATCAAGTGGAAGAACGGGTTGGCGTCTCGTTCATGCAGCCACAGGATGCGCTCTTCTGGGCGTTTGTAGTGAGTAATCACTGGTCCAGGAGACCGCAGCACAGGGCCATTGCGTGAGTCGCTTTTGATGCCAGAAGTCTTCAGCCACCAAAGTCCGTCGCACAGGGCGTGGTTGACATTGCGTGCGACAATAGTGTGGGGAATCACTTTTCTTCCTCCTTTACGATTTTCAGGCCATACGTCATCGCATATCGCTCTAACGCATAGTAGTTGGGAAACGTCTCTATGTACCACCCTGTTGGATCAGCATATGGCGTGATCAAGCCAGTGTATGCAGGACTCCCAGCCTGTTTCTGCGGGAATATCTCACCCTGGATATCTATTTTTGGCTCGTCCGCCATTTTTAATCCTCATGTACTTGCTGAACTCACAGAAACAGTTTTGGAAATCTTGCATGTGGATGTCTTGTAGGTAAGGCGGGAGTAATGGAACCACTTCCTCCCACACTTCGGCGATACAGTACCGAAACCCTTTCTCAGTCCATGGACTTTCAGGTGGCCGCCCCATGTAGTAGTTTAACCCCTTTCTACTTCCAGGGCCACTAGCGCACCACTCACTCCAGTCAAGCGCATTGGAGAGAGGACAGTCGGTGTTTTTCAGATCAGCCACCACCTGCGCCGCGAGGAAAGAGCCAAGCCCCTTGGTTCGCATCAACCATTGGTGCATCTCTTCACAGGTGTTCCACGGCGGCGGGTCGTAATTCAGTCTGACATACACCGCGTTGGCGACATTCACCACGTACTCTTCTTTCGCCATTTTCACGCCACACGTGGTGATCATGTAGGCGTTACCCCACACGAGTTCGCCACGCAGAGCACGCGCACGGATCAGTGTTTCAATTCGTGCTGGCTGCCAGACATCTGGGTAGCCGATTTCAGCGAGTGTTTCGGGGCGGTTAATGAATCGCGCCAGCACGAGTGCAGGGATAAAACTTTCTGTGCCGAACTTGCCATCGCGCCAGTTATGGGCGATCCATTCAGTTACCTTGTCGTCTTCTCGCCGTACGTTCGTGAAACGGGTGGTGCGTAAGACTTCGTCCTCAGTCCACGGCTTGGGCCAGCCAGCTTCTTTCTTTTCACGTATTAGATCACGCTCAGTGATCCAGTACACCAACTCCCGAGTTAGATTTCCCGTGCTCATATGCGAGTTTCCATTGTATGCGTACATCGGTTCGTGTGCCGCCGCCCCATGCAGTTTTCGTTTCCTTCTGCACAACGGTGACGAAGTTGGGGTGAAGTGCCTTCAGCGAGTGTGCCGCCTGCGCCTGATACTCAGGAGTACGTATGCCAGAACATCCTCCGACTGCGCCACTGCCGAACTGATTGTTGGCATACTCATTGAGTACGACGTTGGGGTAGCCGAGTTCAAGCAGGGAGAGGGCAACGTGGAAGTCGCACATGACGTCGGTGTCAAACTTGATGCCATGCTTTTTGATGACACTTCGGTCATAGGCCAGCACCCGCATGATGCGAGTGTTCCGCATGAATTTGTCGGTGTTGCGATTGGCACCTTCGCGGGCCGCAATTCCGACGTGCGGAGCGTAGTCAAGGTTCAAGCTGATTTCTTCCATCATGAACCTTAGTTCTTCTGGCTCGATGTCACGAAGCTTGGTGCGGTCCATTTCACGCCGCTTAAAGAACACCAAGTCATCATCGAGCATCACAATGTGTTCGTCATTGCCCACATTGTCAATAATGTAGTCACGGGTGGCGCCGATTGTGCGTATGTGATCAGGTAGAATGTGGACGTTCTTGAACCCACGTTCCACAGTGTACTGCTCACACTCATGCATCTGCACCACAGTAATGAAGTCGAGACCCGCTCGGGCCAGGTGCTTCGCAGTCTCCTGCTTATGCACCCGCCCGAGCGTCGGGATAACAATATCCATGGTCTCTAGAGCCTACTTCAGCTCGTCGTTCTTGCCACCGGCCTTGGCAGCGGGAGCCGCCTTTTCTTCTTTCGACTTCGGCGGCGCCTTTTCCTTCACCGGCACCAGCTTCGGCTCGTAGCCTTCGATCTTGATGAAGGCGTGGCTGGCGTCGTACACGAGACCTGGAGTGGTGATGCCGGCGGCAATCGCTTCGCCCACGGTCATCTGGTCTTTGTAGTAGCCCCATTCCTTCGCGGCGCGCGAGCCAGGACGCTTCGGGTTTTCGGTCTTCAGCACGGTGATCTTGGCGTTCAGATCAACGCCCTTCGGTCCGCGTGCAGCGGCGGGTTTCGCGTCGGCCTTGGGTGCTTCGGTCTTGGCGGGTGCAGCAGTTGCGATCGGGCCCTTCGTTACAACTTTCGGTTCGGCTTTAGCCATGATACTCTTCTCCATTACAGGTTACTGATGACTCCCCATCAGCTAGGGTACAACATAAAACTCATTATGCCACAGTCTTACCAGAGCGCAAGGCTTTTATTGCGTCGGATAAATTTTGCGAAAGCGCGTCCTTCTGAACTGTACGGGCAAATACGACTTCATCAATGGTGCCCTTGACCATGAAATAGTGGGATATGACACGGTCAGCGGTATTCCCCTGTCGTCGTACACGCATGATCCCTTGTAAATGATCGTCAGCCTTCCAAGTCTGGGTGTACCACCCCACGTGAGAACAGGCTTTCTGCAGATTAAGGGATTTGCTAGAACTCGCAGCCTGCGCTGGCAAGAGCTTAATTTCACCACGGTTGAACGCCGCAATAATTTCAGCATCTTTTGCATCCTTTCCAGTGAATGGGCGTGCCGTGGGGAACCGCCCCATTATCATCTCTAGCTCAAAATTGAACTCATAGAATAGCAGCAACGGTTCGCCATTGAGTTCATCAAGAAGTTCCTCCACCGCATCCAGCTTGGCGGTGTGAAGCACCTTATAGTCACGCTTACCTAGGACATCAGTGCTGTACAGCGCCCCGCCGCAGATTTGTCGGCACTTACCGCTGGCGACAGCTTCGTTCGCCGCAGTGATTTCACCGCTTTCTAGTAGGGCAATGAGGGAATCTTCCATTGCTTTGTAGACTGATGCAGCTTCAGGTGGTAGGTCAACAAAGCGTTTATCAACAACAAGTTCAGGTAGATCGAGATAATCCTTAGCTTCCATCCGTAAAACAAGGGGAGCGATACGCTCAGTAATACGCTCCAGCGCCCCATTCTGCGGAGTCCACGTATAGCCGCCAAAGCCAGACGGATAGAAATAGTTATTCCGATAGTGCGTAATATATTGACCAAGAGCTGCTCCTTGATCTAGTATGTAGATTTGCCCGAACAAATCCATCAACCCGTTGGGGCTGATGGTGCCGGTGAGGATGTAGCGGCGCTTGAACTTCCCAAGCACTTGCTTGAGAATCTTCATGCGTATGGAATCATGCGCCTTAAAGTCGGTGGATTCGTCCACCACAAGCATATCGACGCCGAGTTGCTTAAAGCGGTCTAGGTTGATTACTACTTTCTTTCCCACTTTTTGCGAACTGAAAAGCCAAGGCAAGCCAGCAGGGTTGATAAGAAAAACGTCAGCGTCATCGCCAAGAGCCTGCTCTTTGTCCGGACCATGAAGAATTGACCATCGTAGATGACTGAAGTCCCGCCACTTTTCGATTTCGCCGTTATCACCTCCCCAAGAGTTGTAGATGCCTTTTTTCGTGGAGATAACAAGTACCCTGTTGACATAGCCTTTGTCCTTAAGAATTTTGAATGCTGCGAGGGTGATGCTGGTCTTGCCGAGGCCTGGATCAAGCAATAGGCCAGCGCAGGCTTGCGAGATCATCAACTTCACGCCCGTTTTCATGTAGGGACGTGGCTTCCAATATGGCAATAGCTGACTTAGCGGAGTCAACGTAGTAGACATGATGTCCTTTTCGTAGTAATGTTCTAACCCTAGACCACTGGAGCGGTTCAGGCTCTTCACCCTGCCGCTTAAACTCCACCCATACTGTAACACCATTCGCAAAGATAAACAACCTGTCGGGCCAGCCCCTATTCCCTATCAGATTCAACTTAAGATGTGGTATGTCATGCAGATCGGCCCACTTACAGGCTTCTTGCTCTTCAAGTGTTTCAGCACGCATAATTGGCCTATACCTACCCCTTACCCACCCATTTTTGAAGGCTCAAAACGCGTCCTAGCAAGCCGAATTAGCCGCTAAACTGGCAAGGGCCACCCTTTGTCTTGCTAAAACTGCACCACCGACAATAATAGCCTGGACGCGGAGGCCAAAACGTATCTTCCATCATTTGCTCGCGGCGTTTCTGCCACTTAATGATCTGATTCTTTACGGCAGTGTCGTGCATCGTTAATTTGTCGGGCGGCGCTGTTCCGTCAAGATAATAGGTGGTCGCGGTGACTTTTGGCAAGCCGAACTGACGATGACCAGCGAGGGCGTAGATTTCACGCTGCCCCGCGTGCTCGTCCTTCGGTTTGCCGGTTTTCCACTCACCAATCTCAACCTCGGTGGGGTGCAGGATGTACGCATCGAATACGACCACGTAAGCGGCGGTCGCAGACTTAGGCGCAGTAGGATACCATTTGTCATCGAAATAATACTTGGCTTCAGTCCCCACCACAGCCGCATTGCGAAAACGTTCAAGTACATCATTGTGATACTTAGCAACGGGCGTATCAACCTGCTTCTTGATATACTGCTCTGTCTGGTCATGGATTATACTCCCTCGCTCAGCGGCTGGCCCTGCCGGATCGGTTGCCAACTTGTCAATGTACTTGTGCGACCACCGACGTGGGCACTCCGAATAGTTGCTCCACTGACTAAATGATAGTATCACGAAAGCTCCTAAAGAATGAGTTATGGGTGCAGATGTTACGGACTATCTCTTCTTTGTGGGCAAGAATCGTGGCGGTCACTATTTCTTCTAGTGACATATTGTGATACTTCGCCATGATTTCCTGCCCCGTAATGATCTTCTGCTCGGGCACCCATATCTTCATGAGCGATTCGGCGCGCACAATCGCCGGTGCCGTAGCAGTGGCGAAAATGCCAGCTAGAAACCCGCGCCTATCCATTTTTGGCCTCGTCATTGATCAGCCACAGCACATCTTTCTTGCACTTGGCGCATACAGAGATGTTGTGCATACAAGATTGATCGCTGCGGCCAGTCCAGTGCAGCCCCAAGAAGCACATAATTTTGAATAGGCGTTTCATTCCATCTCCTCTAGGTCGTGCCAGTTGGGGCCGACGAAGCCATCGCTGAGAAATGGTACGTCAAAGCGCGGGGCATTCATGTGCTGGCGCAGAACAGCCATTTCTACTTCATAGTCCTCGGCCGGTGCGCTGATATTTATTTCGTCATGCACTAGCGCGAGCATAGATGTGTCGGGTGCCTTTTCTTTATACCAGTCGATAGTACTTTGTTTAGTCTGGTCTGCAGCAGAGCCTTGGATAAGATAATTAAGGAGCTTGTATGAGAAGTCAACCATTCGGCCCTTAATTTCACGGTCAGGCTCCTTGTAGTAAATCCGACCGCCCCATGTTCTGATGAAACCACCTTGACGTCCACGCCTTTGGGTGTCTTGTGCCAATTCCTTAAATTCAGGCATCGCACCAAAGTAAATCTGTTTGAGGCGCGCGCCTTCTTCTTTAGTTGCAAGGCGCAGCTTGTCAGTAATCGCCTGCGCTCCACCACCGTAGAGAATTTGAAAGCCCGTTTCTTTGATATGCTTACGGGGAAGGTCGTTACCCGTAAGATCGGCAACCACTTGACGGACGAAGTCATGAGGATCAGTAGTTGGGTCTTTGTTGAACGCATCATGGAGTTGTCCTTCGGCAAAGTGGGCGGCAATCCGCATTTCCTGCGCCTTAAAGTCACGCTTGAGCCAGACGTGACCCTCTTCTGGTAGCAGGTATTCGCGCATATACGGAAGAGCCGGCCACCCATCAGGCTGCCACTGGGACTCGGTCATCACGTTTGTGAAGTTGGGTTCCATGGATGATAGTCTGCCTGTCCGCGCCCCCGCAAGGTCGCGGGTTGACTTATCACCACGAACTTGGTTCCACTGCGTGTGTACCCTTCCATCAGCTCTTGCATATTCAAGCCACGGCCCCATGAATGTACCGAGGGCAGTGTTGAGTGCAGAACGGTAATTGAGCTTCGTGAGGAATTCTTGGTCCTGGATGACTTGTAGCAGATTCTTACGCGCCACAGATCTCTTGCCCGTAGGAGTCTTGATCCATTCTTCTGGCTTGACCATTCCTAAAGCTTCCATGGCGTCGGCCAGTTCGGCATCTTTATCCATGTCAAACTCTCTGCCAAGCCGCCGGAAAAACCAACGGTCAACCTTAGCAGCAAGATCAGTATATTTTTCATAGTCTGGCCCTAGCCGTTCAACGTCAACGCGGATACCCTTTCGGCTTGATTCGATCAATATCGGCATCAAGTGCTGCTCGCGCCGGTACGCCTCAAGCATACCATTGTCGAGTATCTGCTTGTGCAGGTAGTCGTGGAGAGCCTTGGTGCGGTCGGTATCGCCACAGGCGTAGCACCCAACCAGATCGCCAGGAGCAAGGGCGATGTAGGCACCGAAGTTCTTTTCAGTTGCTCCGGTTACGTGACTGAGAATCCAATGCTTGAGCTCGTCTTGCTCATCTGGCGCTAGTCCTAATATGCGCTCGGCGCTCGGCTTTAGCGCCATGCTCGCGGCGTAGGGGTCGGTAAGGAATATGGAAAACTGCGTGTCATAAATCCGCAGCGGGTCGCGGAACTTAAAGCCGTGAAACTTGGCCGCTATGCTGAGGTCAAAGCTGGCATTGTGAAACAGCAACTCATGCGAGCTCGCCCAACATTTCTTGAGCGCCTTTACCGCTTCGACTTCGGTGCAGTTGTTACCGGATGGGTGACCCCACGCATAGTATCTGGAAGGCTCATCATCGTACTTGATTGATACTCCGACTGGAGTAGGTGGGTTGACAATAGGATTGCCAACGATGGCGTGTGTTTCATAGTCTACTGTGATCATGTCTTGACCCTATAAAGTGAGCATCCGAGGGAGGCAGCGATTTGGCCGCTGCCGTGACCAAAATGCCTCCCTCTTCCGCTCTAGTTCACTTCGAAACTACGTTAGTACTTCTTCTTCCCCGAAGACTGGGGTGCTTCTTGCTGCTCGGTCCAGGGTTCAAACGGGGCCGTGGCGAGGACGTTGGCCTCGTCACGGCGTGCTTGAATTGCCCTGATTACATCTTTGCTCGGAATTGCGCCGACGCCGTCGAAAGTCACACGGTACTGGCTGCGCGGATCAGGCACCACGCCGAGCTTCGTTACAACTGCGTAGAAAGGAAGGTTGGTGCTCGCCGCCAGCTTGTTGATGTATGTGGCCCAGTTCGCAACGGACATAACCGGAATATCCAGCGATGCCATTTCGGCTTTTGCCACATCTTCGGCGCTGTTGATCGCATCGCGTGGGATAACCACGATGCGGCGCTTTTCCTTGCACGCTTTTCCCTTGCCGCCGTTGGGGTCGGACTTCCACTGCCCCATCGCGCAAGTAGCGCAGTTCCCCTCCTCGCCCGTATTTTCGGGTCTGTTGCCGGTAGTCACCGCATGAGCTTCCATGTGCGGCTGCACGAGTACACCTTTCTCGTTCGGCTCAGCCAGCCCTACGGCGAAGCACTTCGGTGGCCGTGGGTTGTCGGCATTGAACCGGTCAATGTAGAAGGTGTTGATGTATGCGGCTGATACCACCACCACATCCATCTGGTTGTCTGGCATATTGTTGCCTTCGTATGCCAGAATGCCGCCGCGAATACTGAGCTTGGAAGTCTGCGGCCTTTCGGTCGCAGCTTCAGCTTTTGCGGATGCTGCGAGTTCACGTTGGAACTCTGGATCGAACGCTGCGAGCCCTCCGGCTGCTAGGGGTGCTAGTGCGGTACTAGCCGCAGGTTCTGACGCCTCTGATGTGGTCTTAGAGGCCTGCGCTGCGGTCTTTGGTTGTGCCTTTGCCATGTTATAAGCCTTTACGAGAGAGTTTAGTGATGGGGAACTTAATAACGCCTGGAACGTCCACCCCATTTTCCCATCGAGCTTGAACTGCTGCCTTGCCAAGCCGATTTTCTAACAGGTCGAACTCACCAGTTTTCTGTATGTAATCACGTAGATCACTCCAGTTTTGAATGGTGGGTGTGAACTCCTCTTTCAAGGTGAACACCGCACCACTGTATCCGGCTGCTGACAAGCCAGCCTTTTGCATCGCCTCCATGAGCCTTGCCTTCAGCCCCTTGGCAATGTCTTCCTGCTCCTTAGCCGCTTTGTTCATGGCAAGCCGCTTTTGATCTGCTCGGTCAAAAGATTCGGCAAGTTTCGCAAGGGCTACTGCACTGTCATCTGACACGTATGCTCCTTCAGCAGTAAATCGTTGATGCTGCTCAAGATAGGGTGACCATCGAAGTACGTCACTAGGTCTGGCCCCGCCGTTTCTCCACGTGCCCCGACAACCTTTACTTCCATGAAATCAATTGGCTGTAAGTGCATCGGGTCGTAGAAATACTTCACACGAAATTGCAGTCCTTCGTGCGTGACTGTCTTTTCAAACATTCGTATCTCCTTGGGTACTGCACAACCCATTATACCACGTTCACAGCCAGACCATGCCGACTGCAATGGGGTCGAAGTCATAATCTTGGAAGTTCCCTCCGGGTTGCTCCAGAATAATGAGGTCTCCGACTTGCGCGGGGAGAGTTTTCACGAGCAGCACGCCGGATGCGGTGGAGACTTGATCACCCACCTGCACTAGCACGCGCGGAAGCTTGCTCGACTGATAGTAGAGTTGCATCTTTAGTACCTCCGATGTAAGAAAGGAAGAATGTAAACATTACCGGCGAAACGCCGACAATGGCCGTGATAAACCCGAGTTGAGTGGCACTAGGGTCAGCAAGCCCCATGAACCAGAATGCTGCCTTGGCGACGAGCAGGGCGTACCCAAGGATTAAGATGTGGGCCGTGAGCTTCAGCTCAGTGAACTGCGCTAGGCGATCAGAGAAGTGGATGCTCATGCTTGCTTCGCCTTGTCGTATTCAGCGAGGGCAGAAAACAGTTCTTGCTCGTTTGCTTCGGTGGTACTTTTCCTGAATGCTTGTGCCGCCGCGATCACCCGCTGAGAGCGTTCGTGTTGTGCAGATTTGACAAGTTTTGTACCAACATCGAGCGTGACATAAGGCGCGGTTTGCACAATCACTAGCCATTCGCCACAGCCAAGCATGCCATTAGGAACATTGTTGTTGACGACAGTAACTACGGCGTTACGAGAGGCTATTTGCTGCCGCCTTTGCTCAGCAAGCGATTGCCCTAACTGATCTAGCTCCGCACTTACCTTGCCCGTAGAGAAGTATGTTTCTATGTCTGATTTCAGCCCTTCCCAATCAACCATGATTGTTCTCCTTCTGGCTGGCTGTGATCCAAAAATCTTTCCCGCGCATTGGTTTATCTGGTGCTAGCCGGATTGCGCGGTCTGCGGCGATGACAGCGCGTGCAAAACTAATTGCGCTGAATCTCATGCCTAATAGCGTATCTGCAAGATGCAGTATTTCCTCCTCCGACAACTCCCGCGCCTGTGGTGCTGTCACTTGTTGTTGGCGAAGTTTGGCGTTTTCCTTGAATAGCAACTCATAAGCCTCCTCAATAGACTCAATCTCATCAGCGGCTAGATCACAAAGCGGGACGCCTGATTGCGCCATGCTGCGAAGATCATCTATATAAATGCTCATTTAGCACCTCGCGCAATCTGGCCCATCTTGCAGCCCGTGAATTGGACAGTCGTAGCGTTCTACTTCTTCTGCTGGATTAAGAAGGGCGTTTAGTTGGTGAATTGCCGCCCTTACCCCGTCGTCAAACCTGTCGTTATATTTCTTCTCCCATTCGCAATCCGGTAAGCGCAGATCAATAATTTTTAGTCTGCATTCTTCGATTACTGTTGCGCGATCCAACTGTGCTTGCTGGTCTGCTTGTCGAAGGATGGCGATTACTCTAGTTTTGAGTTCTGCAAATGTTGCTTCCCCGTTTGGAAATCTTTCAAGTTCGGCAATCAGCGTTTCAATCTTGTTCATGGCTTTTCCTTTGCGGCTGTGCGGATTCTCCTTGCGCATTTCGACGTACCAAGACCATATAATTCATCGCAAATAACTGCACACTCCTCGTAATGCTTGGCACGCAGCCCCGCTATCTCTGCATCCTTCGCGGCGAGTTCGCGGGTTAGGCGGTCGATTTCGTCGGCGGCTTCTCCGGTGCGATAGCCAGCAAAATCTGATTTACGCAACGCTTCGGTTAAGTCGCTCATGATTGCTTCGCCTTGTCGAATTCGGCCTTAGCTTGTTCAAGCGCAATAGCCCTGTCATAAGGATCAAAAATATCAACGGCAATACGCGTCTTCTCTGCCGCCGCGCCGATCTGGCGATGCATACACTCACCCTGACCTACTGTTCCATCCTTCAGCGCTACCCATACGCGCGGGCTGAACCAGCCGGTTTCTTCTCCGGGTGGAAGGCGTTTGCGGACATCTATCCATTTATCGCGCTCACTCATTTCGAATCACTCCCAGCTGAGCGAAAACCGGCTCACCCCATAGGTCGTTCTCGACCACGGCGTCAGCAGCGTATCGGCGTCGAGGTATATCGGCGTTACGCCAAAGGGCAGGTCATATCCGGAGGCGCAGGGTTGGTTGGGATACTGCGGGTCGGGGATCGGGATGCCCATGGTTGAAAAATCAGAGAGCCCGATCACGCGCCGCTGCGCGGCCGCCGGCTGCATGGCCACCAGCGTCAGCGTCATCAGCGGGCGGTTGTCGAAGAGGCTCGCGTCACCCGCCATACCTGTGCCACCAAGGTCGTGGAAGTAGATGCTGTCGGCCACGTCAGCCACCACGGGCATCGGAAACGGAGGCGTGTTGTTGGGGTCCGAGAAGGCCGGGTGGAGCGTTCGGCCGATCACCACGAACATGCCGTCCTCGGCCGAGTCATTGGTTTCGAGCTGGGCGGAGAAGCCGCAGCTGGGCACCTCGTTCTGCGCGCAGAAGGAGATCTTGAAGGGCGCGCCAACCGTGTAGGCGATCTTCGATCCACCCTCGCAGCCCTCGCCGGCGGAGAACCATGCGCGCACACCCTGCGCGTGGGCGGGTGCCAGAATGACAAACGCCACCAGAATGATGGCGAAGGGGAGTCCTCTCAGGAATCGTTTCATGTTTCGCTCCAGTTGATGTCAGGGCGCAGCATGTACGGCTGCACGTAGCCGCCCGTGGCGCGCGAAATGTCGAGGCAGCGGTGTACCGGCACCTTGCGTTTGCCGGTACACCACAGCGACATCGTCGTTGGGGAGACATTAACCAGTATAGCCAGCCTTTTGGATTCCCCATAATGCTGGGTATAGTCATGGAGCTGCTGGCAGAACCATTTGGGTTTGCGTTTTCTCATAGGGCAACTTTACATCCTGAAAATATTTCTGTAAACGACCTTTGCAATACGCAAATATTTTGCTACGCTTGAAATTCGGTTGGTTTTGATGGTGGCACCCGGAACGGTTGATAGCCGTGGTCGGCCTGACGAGGC